GTCAAGCATGACTGACGATCGCTACCTGATGCTGCTCAAGCGCAAGCGGGCACTGCTCGCTGCGCGCGACGATCTGATTGCGTTCACCCGGCTGATGATGCCGGACCCGAACCATGACGAGGATCCGGAGCAGTCGCTCTACCGCCCGCAGCGTTTCCATCGCGTCATTGGTGCTGCGTTGGAGGAGGTGGAGCGCGGCGACTACCGCCGGCTGATGATGACCATGGGACCTCGCATGGGCAAGACGACACTGGCGAGCGCGATGTTCCCGGCCTGGTATGTCGGCCGGCATCCCGATCGCTCGGTGATCGTGGCGACCTACAACGAGCACTACTCCTGGGATCTCGGCCGGCGGGTTCGCGACATCATGGCGACGCCGCAATACGCGCAAGTTTTCCCCGGCGTCGAGATCAAGGTCGGTGCGTCCGCGGTCAACCGGGTGCAGACCACCAGGGATGGCGTGGTGTTCTCGGTCGGCCGCGGGAGCTCGATCACCGGCCGCGGCGGTCACTGCATCCTGCTCGACGATCCGATCAAGGACCGCAGCGAGGCCGACTCCGTCCTGGTGCGGGAGAAGCTATGGGTCTGGTACAACCAGGTGCTCAAGTCTCGCCTGATGGATAGCACCGGCACCATCGTCATCATTCAGACCCGGTGGAACGAGGACGATTTGGTCGGCCGTCTCATCGACGAGCGCAACCCGTACTACAACGAGGCCGAGGCCAAGCTGTGGCGCAAGATCGATTTCCCGGCGCTCGCCGAGGAGAGCGATATTCTCGGCCGCACCGAGGGCGAGCCGCTGTGGCCGGAGCGGTTCTCGAAAGCCTACCTGGAAGAGATCCGCAACTCCGATCCCCGCGGCTTTGCGGCGCTGTACCAGGGCCGGCCGGCGCCGCGGGAGGGCGCGTTCTTCCGCGCCGCCGACCTGGTGCCGTACAACCGCATGGACGAGATGCCAGCGTTCCACAAGATGCGGTTCTATGCGTCGAGCGATCACGCCGTCTCGGTCGAGAAGAACGCCGACAAGTCCTGCCTGATGGTGGTCGGCGTCGACGAGCAGGATCACATCTGGATCATGCCGGACGTGGTCTGGATGCGGCTCGATGCCCGCGCCGCCGTCGAGGGCATGGTCGCGTTGATGAAAAAATACAAACCTCAATTCTGGTGGGGCGAGGCCGGCGCCATCACCAAGTCGATCGGGCCGTTCCTGCGCAAGCGCATGGTCGAGACCCAGACCTTCTGCGCGATGGACCCGATCTCGCCGGCGGTCGACAAGCAGCAACGCGCGCAGGCGATCCAGGCGCGCACCACGATGCGGATGGTTCACTTCCCGATCTGGACGAGGTGGTGGGCCGATGCGCAGGACCAGATCCTGAAATTTCCGCACGGCGCCAAGGATGACTTTGTCGATGCGTTGTCGCTGATCGGCCTTGGCCTTGCCAAGATGCACGGTCGCACCCGCATCCGTCCGCCAGAGCCCGACATCGTGGCCGGCACGTTCGCAGCGATGTGGGAAAAGACGCGCAAGAGGGAGGGACGTGAACGTCGGCAGAGGAGCCTGCAGGGATGGTAGATACATTCGGCGATGCCATGGACGGCATCCTGGGCTCCGGCAGTCCTGATCAGAGCGGCGGCGCCGACATCAATCCGGCGACCGGGCAGCCCAATGCAATCCCGCGCGACGCGCCTGATCCGCCGGAGCGGCGCAAACGGCTGGTCTCGGCCTGGGCCGATCGCGTCAAGCACGCCAAACGGTTCTGGAAGCCAGCGTTCGATCGCATGAAAGAGGACCAGGAATTTTGCTTCGGCAAGCAGTGGTCGAAGAACGCCCAGGACCGGCGCTACGTCGCCAATTTGACGCTGCGCCTGGTCGCGCAAAAGACGGCGTTCCTCTACGCCAAGAACCCGAAGGCGGTAGCGCGCAAGCGGGAGCGGCTCAACGCGACGAGCTGGGACGAGAGCCAGACCACGCTCAACCAGCTGATGCAGTCCGGCGCCATGATGATGGGCCAGATGCAGCAGCAGGTCGCCACCGGCCAGGCGCCGCCGGTGCAGCTCGGCGGCATGCTGCAAGGTGCGCAGAGCATGGTGAGCGGCGCGATGCCGATGGCGACCGGCAGCCAGCCGCCAGAGACGATCGATCAATTGATGGCAGGAGGTGGTGGGGCGGCGCCGCCTCCCGGTGCGCTTGGGCCCCCCGGCGCACCGCCCATGGGACCGCCCGGTGGTCCTCCCATGGGGCCGCCTGGCGGCAACATCAACGCGATCTCCGGCGCGATCGGTGCGACGCTCGGCGGCGCCACCATGCCGGCGATGGGCGCCGGCCCGATCCCCGGATCACAGCAGGGTCCGCCAGGTCTCGGCGATGCGCTGGGAGCGGCCGCCGGCGGCGCTGCGGCAGCGCAGATCCCCGGCGTCTCGCCGATGATGGCGCAGGCGGTCGGATCCGGCATGGACATCATGATGGATGCCGCGCGGGTGAAGAGCGAAAACCAGATGATGGACAAGCTCGCCCGCACCCTTGAGCTCTTGTACGCCTACGAGGTCGACAACCAGGTCCATCCGTTCAAGCAGATGCTCAAGATGACGGTGCGGCGCGCCGTCACCAACGGTGTCGGCTACATCAAGCTCGGCTACGAGCGGGTGATGGATGAACGGCCCGACCTGGAGGACGGCATCGCCGATGCCAACGAACGGCTGGCCACGCTGGAGCGGCTCGCCGCCGATCAGTCTGACGACATCACCGACGACAACGACAAGGAGGCCGAGCAGCTCAAGCTGTTGCTGCAGGATCTGATGTCCGAGAAGGGCGCGGTGGTGCGCGAAGGGTTGACGTTCGACTATCCGCTGTCGACGCGCATCATCCCCGACACCCGCTGCATCGAGCTGAAAAACTGGGTCGCTGCCGACTGGGTCGCCGAGGAGTTTGTGTTGTCGCCGACCGAGGTCGAGGAGATCTACGGCGTCGACGTCCGTGGTCATTGCAACGAATACTCGTCGAGCAGCGACTGGGGCGGCCCGGATCCGGTGGCAATGTCGCGGGAGTGGGGCTCGTCGGCATCGTCCAGGGAGTGGGACGATCGCAGTGAAAAGTCCGCGGTGGTGTGGGAGATCTACAGCCGCAAGGACGGCCTGGTCTATGTGGTCTGCGACGGCTACAGCGAGTTCCTGCGGGAGCCGGCCTCGCCCGACGTCTACAACGAGCGGTTCTATCCCTGGTACGCGCTGTGCCTCAATTCGACCGAGGACGAGCGCGAACTGTTTCCGCCGTCCGACGTGCGGCTGATGCGCGATATGCAGCTGGAATATAATCGCTGTCGTGAAGGCCTGAAGGAGCAGCGCATCGCGGCGCGGCCGTTCATCGGCGTCGTCTCTGGTGCGCTCGACGAGGAGGATCTCGACAAGCTGGCCGAGCGCGACCCCAACGCCATCATCGAGCTCAACGCGCTGCAGCCGAACCAGGACATCAAGCAGCTCTTGCAGTCCTACGCCGGCAGCGGCATCGATCCGAACCTCTACGAGGTCAATCCGGTCTACGAGGACATCCTGCGCACCACCGGCATCCAGGAAGCAAACCTGGGCGGCACCTCCAACACCACAGCCACGCAGGCGCAGATCGCCGAGGGGTCGCGGCAGACCTCGATGGGCTCCAACATCGACGACCTCAACGATCTCCTGACGCAGCTCGCCCGCAACGGCGGCCAGATCCTGATGCGGGAGATGCCGCAGGAGCGGGTCAAGAAGATTGTCGGCCAGGGTGCGGTGTGGCCGGCCAATGCCGACGCCCAGGACATCGCCAACGAGATCCTGTTGGAGATCGAGGCCGGCTCGATGGGCCGGCCGAACCAGCAGCAGGACATTGCGAACGCGCAGCGGCTCTATCCGCTGTTGATCCAGCTGCCGGGCATCGATCCTGAGTTCCTGGCCAAGGACGTGCTGCGGCGGCTCGACGATCGGCTTGATCTCACGCAAGCATTCAAGAGCGCGCTGCCGTCGATCGTCGCGATGAACGGCATGGCGCAAGGTGGTGGACCCGGTGGTCCTCCAGGTCCAACGATGCCTGGCGCCGGCGCCGGGCCTGGTGCTGCACAGGGGCCGCAAGGCGCGATGCACGCCGGCGGGCCGCCGATGCAGCCACCTGGTGGGCCGCCGGATGCTTCCGGACAGCTGTCAGGTGCGCCGCCGCCGCGACCACATCCGACGCCAGGTGCACCACCGATGCCGGGCTAAGATTTCCTCAACTGTGCGGGCGCAGTTTTTCGGCGTAAGGGTCACAGCCGAAGGATTGTGGTGGATGCTCGGAGAGTTAGCCTATGGCTGACGAGCCGCAGCTTGCGTCCGAGCCAACATCACCGTCCCCAGGCGAAATCGCACCCTCGCCAGGTGCATCCGGCGAACACGCGCCATCGCCCAGCGCAGAACAATCCCACGGCGAAACCAAAGAAAGCCTCCTTGAGGCCGTGCAGCGCGCAGTCCCAGAGCTGCGTCAGACCGGCAAAGAGGATGCAGATGGTT